AAATCGTCGAACGAAGACACGAAAATTTTTATTAATGCAAATAATCAAGTTTTAACAGAAAGATTCTTTTCAGACGAAAATACAGAGCCTAGAAACGAAATCATGAAAATGCTGTCCGTTTCGGCTGACGATCTGAAAATGTGGTCGGGTAAATTCAACTCCCACCTCATAATCGAAGCAAAGAAGCATCAAACTCTCAACGAATGGCGCAAACACTTTGCAAGCTGGCTCAGAATACAGATCGAAAAACAGACAAAAAACACACAAAATGGAACAGGAAAACAAAAACCCGCAAACAGACAGCACGACTACTCCCAGTACAAGCGTCCCGCCAACATTACAGGAACTACGTGAACGTGAGGCAAGATACTACGCCAAAAAGCAGGGTAATTCAAAACCGCAACCTTTGACGGAAATAGCAAGGGCATACATGGGAAAACTCAAAGAGCATGAAAAGCGTGAACAGGACTATTCAATCAACGCCCTGCTAGGAGAAGTATCAAAAAGGTCACTGCGCAATTTCATTGGGTACCCGTACCGATTTGAGGAGATATACCCAGTGGCTATAAAAATATACGAAAAGCGTTTAGAATTGGTCGGAGCGAAATTAATTTGGCAATCCGACAGCGAAGAGATATTTAAACACCTTGTAAAATACTTTATAGGCGATTCTAGCGGGTTTTATGACATCAATAAGGGAATCTATCTATTCGGGGGTTTCGGGCTTGGTAAAACGCTCCTAATGCATTCTTTTCAAGAGTTCACAAAATTGGTCGAAGAGAGACTAACAAAAGCAAGTGTACTTTTTACTGTACGGTCATTCAAATTTAATCCGTGCAAGGATATAGCAATGGAGATTCAGCGCACCTCTAAAACGGACAGCCTTAACCAATACATGACAGGTATCAGGTGTTTTGATGATTTAGGAAATGAGGATGAAAAGAAGATATACGGAAATGAGGTCAATTCTATGGCTGAAATACTATTGGCAAGGTATAACCGCTATCAGAATGGAGGCGAAATAACACACGTGACATCTAACGTAGCCCCTCACGAATGCTCGGAGGTGTATGGTGATCGCGTTGGCAGTCGGGTTTTTGAGATGTTCAACCATGTGTATTTGGACGGCAGTGATAAAAGACGTAAGATATGAAACTCAAACTCTCCACCGACCTTCGCAACTGGAATGAGACATGGGACTATGAACTTTCAGAACTTGCCCCAACCGTCACCATGACTTTGACGCGAGCTGATAAGATTAAGACGGTTAAGCTGTCGCAAATCGAAGGGGCAATGTTTCATAATGGCCAGCCAGTGGAGATAATGACCCAAGAAGGTGAAAAAATTAAGATCAAAGGATTTTTTAAAAATAAACCATAAACAATGATAAAAGACCTGATAAAACTGCCTGTGAGCGTAGATGATGGCAGAATAATAGATGCTGACGGGCTATACATCCTAGAGGTAGGTGTGCCTTATATATTAACCGATAAAGATGAAGCAATAGCCGAAGCCCTACGCACCCTAATCAACGCTCACAATGATGATGTGGGGAAACTGGCGAAAGACTACGCGCACAAATTGGCAACCTCTGCCCTCATTACCAAAAACAAAAAATAATTAAAAAATGAAAGAGATTAAGACAAGAAAAGATATACTCAATTACCTAGCAGAAGAACTTTTAAGGATGGAAAATCACTGTTATGATATGACTTCGGCTTCATGGGGATATGAAGAAGGAATATTGCTCACAGGAAACATGGCTCAATTTATCCTGCAAGAACTTCAACCTGCTCCCCTCCGTCCTCTCAGAGAACTGGCAGAAGATAAAGAAATGTGCGAGGAAATTGCGAGGTTGTGCAATCCAGAGAAAAAAGAAGTATTTGCAGTGTCAAGTGGTAATAAATTTGTCAAACTTGTAATGGAAGATTGCGATTTGATAGTTTACAAAAACGGTCAACTGGAATATGCCGATGACTTCGGAAATCAAACACCTGATAATACATTTGCTATCTGTCAACTCATTTCATCAAAATATAAAATTGGAGAATGAAGCCATGACCAAACTAAAATGCTTTCTAGGATTCCATAAATGGAAGATAGCGCAATATTCATGTGAGGATAATAACTATTGCTCTGTAAAGTACTGCGAAAACTGTTTTAAATCAATCGCCAAAAATATTAAGCCATGACCGACATCAAACAATACCTGCCTTATTGTGTATTTCAAGAGGCAACAATAAAATCAGTGGATGAAAACGAATTTACAAATGGTAAGTATAGGGTTAATTCTCTCACTTATAATTTGATTCATAAATACGCCTATGATGATAACAATGAAGACTACACCATCATCCCCCACATGCGAAAAATCAATAGTTTGACGGAGGATGAGGCGAGGGAATTATTCTATATGACACACTTTAAAAGTGATTATCCAGAGGCAGTTATTAATGGCATTTCATTCCATGAAGGAATGATAGGAATAACCGTAATAAGCAAATATGCCTCCGAGCCAATGGATGGATTTATTTATTGGAATAGCCTTTCACCCGTCCAATTCCATTACCTCACCTCCATCGGCATAGCATGGTGGGCTACTGAGGATATGTGGGAGAGTGGGGCTTTGATTGAAATAAATGATTAATACTTTGACCTAAACAACCCCTTTTTGTTTAAAATATTGACCATTAAATAATAAGATGAAACCACATTTTACACCGCCTACTAGATGGAAAGTACCCAAAGCACTCAGAACAAAAATAATGTATGAGTTTCTTGAGACAGGTATGACCGCACAAGAACAGGCTAAAAAGTACCCGTATAGCTGGAAAACAATAAACACTATTCAGAACGAAGCATTAGAAATGTACGCCCAAGAGCAACGGGAAAATAAACTAAACGAACAAAAAAAACAGTAAATTTGCACCATGCCTAAAATTGATTCAAATAAAATTGATGACATTATCGAATGGATATTAGAAGGTAAGACATACAGAGAGATAGCATCTGAATTAGATGTTAAATTAACTACTCTGCATGATTTTTGTTCTAAGTCCGAACATTCCGCGCGTGTGCGGGAAGCCTTTGTTATATCCGCAGATTCATTTGCCGATCTAGCCGAGCAAGTATTAAAAATGGCAGAAGCTAACTTAATCGAAATATCAAGGGCGCGTGAACTGGCACAGCTTTACAAATGGAAAGCAAAGATGCGCAACCCTAAAAAATATAGCGATAAGGTCGATGTGACATCTAACGGTGAAAAAATAGAGACTACTTTTATTAAGTGGGGCGATAAGGAAATTGGCGTTTAATGGCTCAAATAATACTATCTCCAAAGCAAAAGGAGGCTATGGATGCAATTGCGTCCGAGCGTTATCAGTTTATCCTATTTGGTGGTGCTGTAGGCGGAGGTAAAACTATATGGGGCTTATCTGCATTGCTTTTGATGTGCCAAATATTTCCTAAATCAAGATGGTGCGTTATTCGTGAAAATCTTGAAAAGATACGGACAACTACAATCCCATCTTTTAAAAAACTGAACGCATCAGGACATCTTCGCGAGAATCCTTATGAATACACACATCCGAACGGCTCTGTAATTATCTTTAAGGGCGAAAACTACGACAATGATAAAGACCTTACATGGATGCGCGGTTTGGAGGTCAATGGTATGCTATTTGAGGAAATAAACGAATGTACTGAGATGGCTTTGGATATATCGTTTAGCCGTGCAGGTAGGTGGGAGTGTAACCCGCGCCCTAAACCGATTATACTTGCCACATGTAACCCGTCTAATAACTGGGTAAAAGAAAGGATATTTGACCGATTCGCTAATGGTACTTTGCCCGACACGTGGCTATATATTCAGTCTAAAATATTCGACAATCCACACTTAACACCTGAGTACATTGAAAACTTAAAGAACTTACCCCGCTATCAATACGAGGTATTTGTTGCTGGTAATTGGGATTTGCAATTAAAGGTCGGAGGGGAGTTTTACAAGTGTTTTGAACTGGATAAGCACGTAGCATATACACAATACAATCCCGATCTGCCATTGCATATCTCATGGGATGATAACGTGAATCCATATTTACCATGTGGCATATTTCAAATACAGGGCAAAGAAATTCGTATGATTGATGAGATTGCAGGAGTAACACCTAACAACACCGTAAAATCTGTTTGCAATGAGTTTATACGTAAATATCAGGGTCATAAGTCTGGCGTGTTTGTTTATGGGGATTCAACCGCTAACAAAGAAGATACGAAGATGGAGAAGGGGTTTAACTTCTTTAGGCTTATACTGGACAACCTAAAAGAGTTTCGACCGCAAAACAGGGTTTTATCGTCAAATCCGAGCGTAGTAATGCGTGGGAACTGGATTAACACGGTACTAGAAAAGGAATTGTACGGAATGAAGATCATCATTGGCGAAAATTGCAAGAAGACCATCAATGACTTGGTGCTACTTAAAGAGGCGGCTGATGGAACTAAGTTGAAAGAAATGGAGACAGACCCTAAGAGCAAAGTCCGCTATCAAAAGGTTGGTCACTTCTCGGACTTGTTCGATTACTTGCTAGTGTCTGCTTTTGCCTCCGATTTTGCCAAATACCAATCGGGCGATGTGTTAAAAATACCGCAGTCATCAAAAAATCTACCTAGTCGAAATAGTTATTGATAAATTTCCTATATTTACATTATCGTTTTTCATTCAGGTTTTCATGTTGATTTTCCCCGCGCAGTCGTGAGATAGTGCGGGGTTTTTTCATTTAATTTAATTATCTGTATTTTTGTGTAAATTTGTAATATGCCATATCTTATTCCTCCCGACTATAATCGAGTTATACAAGATGCCAATCTACAACAGATTATCACATCTAATACCGCGTTGCTAAATGTGTGTGCAACATCCGCAGAAGAAGAGGCTAGGGAGCATTTAAGGCAAAAATATGATGTGTCGGCAGAGATTCAATCTACCAACACATGGAATAAGTCTAACACATATTTAGCGGGAAATAGAGTTTATTTGACCGCGCCAGCTTATGATACTAATACAACATACAATATAGGCGATTATACGCTTTACAATGGATTTGTGTATGTATGTAACACCAATGGCACTACCGGCACATTTGATCCTGTAAAATTTACAGGCATAAACCCACAATATGAAGTTTATTTTGCCATTAACCCTTATCCACTGTTTGACCTTAACTCGGATTACAAAGTAGGTGACCAAGTGTATTGGCGAAATAAAACCTATACATGCCTTGTGCCTACGTCATTCCTTGACCATGATACGCAGTTGCAATACAATCAATTGCAGGACTTGCCACTAAACAATATATTCCCCGATGACATCAAATCGGGGGTAACATATTGGGGACATGGTGTATCTTATTACGTGCCGACCAATACTGACATCACCGATACAACATTTTGGAGCAATTCAGATAACCGCGACCAAAAGTTAGTTGAAAAGATAGTGGACATAACGCTTTATCATTTGCATACACGTATCACTCCAAAGAACGTCCCCGCTACCCGCGAAATGAGATATATGGGTGGTCAGCAAGATAGAGTAGTACGCGGTGATGGAAAAGTGCGATACCCCGAATATTCTGCTTTAGGATGGCTACAATCATGCGCGAGGGGTGATATATCGCCTAACTTGCCATTGATACAACCAAAGCAAGGGGGACGCATTAGATACGGCGGTACAATCAGAAACGTAAACAGCTATTAACATGGAATACGAAGACCCAGAAACAATACCCGACACCCGCGAAGATGTCAATAAACAAGATTCATTCGATACCGAAATAGATGACTAATGGCTAAACAAAAAAATAGGCGTGTAAAAAACTACGTATTCCCCACACCATCAAACCCATTAACACAAGTTGGGGCAGAATGGAGAGGCACTAACGAAGTTAAAAAGAATCTAAGAGGCTATATAACGCCTGTCCAGTTACAACGTATAAGACACGATGTGCAGATGTGGCGTGAGGCGGTGGTCGAAGCTGAACAGGCATGGTATCCGCACCGCGTCAAGATGCAAAGAATGTTTATTGATACCATTCTTAGCGGTCATACCCTTGCATGTGTCAACAGGCGTAAAGACTTAACGCTATTGCGTGAATGGTCATTTAAAAATGATAGTGATGAAGAAAGTCAGGACATCAAAAAGCTATTCAATAAGAAATGGTTTGCAACATTTTTAGAATGGGCATTAGAATCTAAATTTTTTGGTTATTCGCTTATATCGCTCGGTGACATACAAGAAGATAAATTTCCCGAAATAAACCTTATCAGACGTTTTAATATATCGCCTGATCGCCTCAATGTAACATCTTACGTTTACTCAATAACTGGGGCGCAATTCACTGAAAAACCATATAAGGATTGGCATGTGTGGGTGCCTACACCTACTGATGTTGGTATATCTAAATGTGGTTATGGTATTCTGTACAATGTCGCTCTATATGAGATAATGTGCCGTAATTTGCTTGGTCAAAATGCAGACGCGGCGGAGTTGTACGGTATGCCTTTGAGAGTAGGCAAGACCACCAAGACCGAAGAAGCAGAGCGCAATGAGTTTATGTCTGCTATGCTCAATATGGGTAGCGCGGGTGCTATATTACTTGATACACTGGATGAACTTGAATTAGTTGAGAGTAAAGGCATGGGGCAGGGTTATAAAATATATCCTGACCTTGAGAAAAGACTTGAAAACAAGATAAGTAAAATTATACTTGGCCATGCTGATGCTATGGATAGCGTTTCGGGTAAACTTGGAGCAACACAAGGAGAGGACAGCCCCGCACACATGGCTTTAAGAGATAAGCAAGCATCTGATGGTGCATTTTTGGAGGATGTCGTAAATGATACGCTTATACCTAAAATGATTAAGTTAGGGTTTAATATTGACCCGTCATTTAGATTTGTATTTGACAACAATCAGGAGTTAGTTGAAAAACGTGAGCGAGAGGATAAGAATAACTTAGTGACCGCACAAGTAGCTTATCAAATGAAACAAGCGGGGTTGCAGTTTGACCCAGTGCAGTTTGAAGAGATTACAGGCATAAAAACTACAGTTGCACCGACACCCGCACCAATAAAACCACCGTTCACAAACAGGGTTAAAAATAAGTTAGATCAATTGTATAAATAAGTATATTTGCGTATGCAATACAGTGACGATGATATAAGAGGTCTTCTAACAGGCATATACGAAGGTAGCATTGATGAATACAATCTACCCGAAGACCTTTACTTCGCCATATCCGACTATCTAAAAAAGGGGCTATACGAAGGCTTTGGAGGCACAATAGAAGATTTTACGGGCAGTAAGTATGAACTTATCACAAACCTCCGAGAAAACGTCTATATGTTTTCAGGAGCAAAGACTTTTCAGCAGGTAAAAGAACTATCTAACGCAATCTATGACGATGAAGATAAGATAAAGCCTTTTAATAAGTTTTTCAAGGATGCCAAAGACATTTATGAGAACTACAATAAAAACTACGCCCGTACTGAATACGACACCGCGATAAACAGCGCACAGCAAGCATCCTACTGGAATAAAATCGAAGAGGAAGCAGACGTTTTGCCTTATCTTACTTTTAGTGCGGTGCTTGACGATAACACAACGGATGAATGTGAGCATATGGATGGCATTACCGCTCCCGTTGATGACCAGATATGGGACACATGCTATCCTCCCAATCACTGGAATTGTAGGAGTACAGTATCACAAACAGATGATAAAGGTAAGGTATCAAGCAAATCGGACATAAGCCATGCCAAAAAAGAAACAGAATCCGAGATGCAAGATGTGTTTAAGATGAATAGCGGAAAGGATGGATATATTTTCAGTCCCGATCATCCGTATTTCCAAGTGGACAAAGCTGATAAGGAATTTGCAAAGGACAATTTCGGCTTACCTATCCCTGAAAATGATTAAATTTGTAGCATGAAGATATTTAAGTATTCAAACTGTATCACTAATTTAATTCCATTTGTGGCGTGGACAAAATGCTCTATTGAAATTGGATTTTTGACTTATGTTATTATCTTTTTGTGGGATGGAGTTAAGGATGCAACAGAATACACGAGCCTAAAAATAAGTACGTCAATAAACACAACAACTAATAAAAGAGTATTTATCTTTAAATTTTGGAAGTATAGGCGGGCTTTTTATTTACAATTACCAATACAAATAGCATGAGCAATTTCAACTGGAAAGAATACCCGCGTCAACATGTGCAAGCTGTCGATATGTGCGCGGCTTGTATATTTACGCACAGGGTTAAGTTTATACCCATCAAAGCTATACACCTCTACCCAAATATGTATGAGCAATTCAAGCAGTGGGCGGGTAAGATGCGAGGATCTGAAATTGAAGACGATGAGCGATTAGAATTTGATAGTGTGGAGATATGCAAAGGGTATGCACGACAATCTACGCCAATGGTGATTGAAGTGTGGGAACAAAACCCGTTTATTGATGTACCCAAAGAGAAAATATTTAGTCTAAATTGATATGTCTAATCCTTTTAACTTTGACCGTGTAAAAAAGAACATGGAGCGTGTAAAAAGAACGCTACCAATACTATTAGCTAATGACGCTAAGAATAACTTTTTGGACAACTTTCGCAATCAAGGGTTTAATGGTGTTTTGTGGCATCCCGTTCAAAGGCAAGGCAAAAAAGGTAGTAGGCGAAATAACTCTGCTATATTGGTGCAGTCGGGCAGATTGAGACTAGCCGTTGCAAATAGCATTAAGTTGGTATCATGGGATAAGATAGTGCTAAGAGTTGACGGAAATGAAGTACCTTATGCTATTGTTCATAACGAAGGATTGGAGGCGGGTAGAGGCGGTAAATTTCTAATGCCTAAACGTAAATTTATGGGAGATAGCCCGTTTTTAAGATTAGCACAACGCAGGCACATAAGGGAGCAAATTGATAAGATATGGCAGGGATAAAAGCACCGATACAAGACATATTAAATAAACTGAGCAACAATACATCGTTTCAGTATGTTCGTGTATGGAACAATCAGCTACAACTCCAAGAAGATGGCACTATTGAATCATTCCTTTATCCATGTGCGTTCGTTCAAATTGAAAATCCTGCCGACTATCAGCAATTAGGACTAGGCATAACGCTTTCAGACTTAATTATAAGGGTTCATATCGGTCAAGAGTACTAC